ATGAAGATTATAAATTTGTATAATAAATACGTAGATGAGGAAGAGAAACACGTTGTGGTCATCCGTATTAATAACGATATTTATGTGTTTTCCTCTGAAACTAAGCTTGGTCAAGAATAGGGGTTATTTACTACTTGTATTTAATAGACTAAGTAAATAGGTGTATTTAAATGATATAGTTACGTAACAGAGAAACACAAAAATAGAGAATGAAAAATTTGTTATAATGCCGAATGCATGGATGCATGAGACCATCATGAAAATAATTTTTACTACTATTTGTTACTAAAAGTTAAGGTCAAAATATATGCGCAATATTCAACAAGTTTTAGAGTGTTGGGGCGGTTGGGTTGATGATGCCACTGGTGTTAATTGGCCACCGATCGCTGCTGGATTTAAAGGTCTGATTGCGTCAACTCGTTCATTACGTCCTTCCTGCTGTGATAACGATGGCTTGATCATTGATGCTTGTATCGCAAAGTTGCAGACGGTGGATAAGTCTGAAGAAATTGAAGTTTTATTTATGTACTACGCTTTAAGGCTTTCCAAACGGTCCATCGCGCGTTTAATTAAAGTACCTGATATTGAAGTACGTTCCCGGTTGCAAAAGGGAGAAAGTTTTGTTCAGGGATGTCTGGCTATGCTCGATATTAAATTAGAAATGGATGATGAAATACAAAAACACAAAAAGCTTGCGCGTACGCAAAAAGCTATGGTAGTGTACTAATTAGTTAAAGTTGCGAATAAGCCCTGATAGAAATGAAATATGGAAATATCGGGGCTTTTTTCATTTGGATATTTGCAGGTAATGGGGAAAATAGGGCTTAACCCACATCAAATTCAGTTTAAAAAATTCATGCTATCCAATGAACTCTGTTTGGTACGAATGAATCTCAAGTTTCTTCTATTGTACTCTGATAAATAAGTGAAAATTTAAATCATAATTGTCGAAGGTCGCACTGTGTTGCGGCCTTTTTCGTATTTGCCGTCGCGAATCGCTTACGCATATTTTTTACCTTTTTCGCGATTGGTATCCCGATTAAATCAATCATAACTCGGTGTTGGGAGCTAAGCCTTCAGCAAAGCTTGGTTTACCCAAGCACAGGGTGAGTTATTGCTGTTTGATGGAGGTATTTTTGATGAGCAACGGTAGTGATAAAGCGGGTTGGTTAACACCTGTCACGCTTGGGCCTGAATACGATGATGAGCTGGAGCACATACTGAGTCGTTGGCTAGGCGGTGTTTCTGGTTTGCCTGACGATAAAGTGCGTTCTCGATGGACATCAGCACAACTACCCCAGTTACCGGCAGATGATGACGGGTGTGATTTTGTTATCACGGATTTTATTTCAGATGCCTCGCCGGCTTTTGAGAACCAGACTGACGAAGGAACCAAGTTATGGCGTCATGAGGAAATTGTGTGCTTGATCTCCTTTTATGGCCCGAACAGCCAGCGGTACGGTGCCTGTTTTCGTGATGGCGTGGCGGTCAGTCAGAACAATGATGAATTGGAACGTTTCGGTCTTTCAGTCGACAAACTCAGCCGGCTGACTTCTTTACCGGAACTTATCAATAACCAGAGGGGGCGTCGTTATGACATGACGATCACCTTGCGGCGAAAAGTGGTGCGTGAATACGGTGTTAAATCACTGGTGGAAGCGCCTGTCAAATTCTTAGGAGATTAAATTATGCAGGGTTTACCTGTTTCAAACATTATCAATGTCACGTTGAATATGGCTCCTCATGCGGCTCAATCCCGGAACTTTGGGGCGTTACTGATCATCGGTGCAAGTAACGTGATCAACCCTCATGAACGTTTACGCCGGTATTCGGATATCGATGGTGTCGGTGCTGATTTTGGACTGAGTTCACCAGAGTATCAGGCCGCGGCGCTTTATTATTCCCAGTCACCCCGTCCGGTTGATTTATATATTGGTCGGTGGGCTAAGGACAATGTGGTCTCCTCTTTACAAGGGGCGGTATTGACTAAACAGCAGCAAATGATGAGCAAATTTATTGCTGTCACCGATGGCTCTTTTAAATTGACGATTAACGGTAAAGAAACGGTATACAGCGGCGTCGATTTGAGTAAAGAGGCCAATCTTAATGGTGTGGCCCAACGGATAGCAGATAAGTTAAAAGATTGTTCAGTCGCATATGATAGTTCTTCTTCGCGTTTCGCTATTATGCCGAATTCTGTAGGTGCGGTTGGCTATGTTTCACCGGCAACGACGGGAACTTATATTGGTGATTTATTAAAGCTGGACGAAATATCGGGAGCTACCGCTATCGAATCTACCAAAGCAGAAACCATTGCTGAGGCGGTGGCGGCACTGGGATCGGTATCCAGTGGCTGGTATGGGTTGGTTATCGCTGATGACTCTCTGACGGATAAAGATATTCTCTCTGTTGCTGATTACATTGAATCCGCATCTGTTCCCCGCATCTATGGACATACAGCGCAAAAAGCGGATGTCTTGGATGCTGATGTTAAAACTGATATCGGCTCAAAATTAAAAGAGAGAAACTATCAACGCACACTTTGGCAATATTCAACCGGTAAATCCTACACGGTTGCTTCGCTGTTGGGCCGTATGTTTACCGTCAATTTCAACGGCAATAACACCACCATCACCTTGAAATTTAAACAGGAACCCGCGGTAACCGCAGAAAACCTCACCGCAACGCAAGCCAATGTGTTGAAAGGGATACATGGCAACGTTTTTGTTAAATACAGCAATGATACGGCCATTATTCAGGAAGGTGTCATGGTGAATGGGGATTTCATTGATGAGCGCCACGGTCTGGATTGGTTGCAGAACTACGTTCAGAACAATCTTTATAACCTGCTTTACACCAGTACCAGCAAGATCCCACAGACTGATGAAGGTGTCACACGATTAATCACCAATGTTGAACAGTCACTGGCGCAAGCGGCGACAAATGGATTAATCGCTCATGGTGTATGGGGTGGCGATCCGATTGGTGCGTTGGATACGGGCGCAACATTAACCAAAGGTTACTACGTTTACGCACCGCCAATTGCGACACAGGCACAGGCTGATAGAGAAGCACGAAAAGCACCGGTTATTCAGTGTGCAATCAAATTAGCCGGTGCTGTCCACTACGCTGATGTCATCATTAATGTAAACAGATAAGGGTTGAAAATGGCTACATATTCTTTTCTTGATGTTTCCGCTTCTATTACCGGAGTTGGCGGCTCTTTTGATCTTGGTAACGGTGCCGCGCTCTCTGATGAGGGAATTACCGTCACCATGTCGGAGAGTAAAAACACCATGACCACCGGTGCAGACGGAGAAGTCATGCATTCATTGCATGCAACCAAGTCTGGAACTATCACCGTTAATTTACTTAAGACGAGCCCGGTAAACGCTAAATTGAACGCGATGCTCAGCACACAATCGCTTTCATCGGCGGCATGGGGTAATAACGTGATTGTTATTCGCAATAAACAAAGTAATGACATTGCTGTTGCTCGCTCTGTCGCCTTTCAGAAACAACCGGATTTGCAGAATAACAAAGCAGGCGGTACCGTTTCTTGGGTATTTGATTGCGGAAAAATCGACATCATGTTAGGCACATTCTAACCAGCTTACTTCACAACCATTTAAATCACCTTTAAATTTGCCGCAGCATTTGTCTCTATTTTTACGTCGGACTTATGCTGCGGTAGTTTGAGCGAGCTTGAGGATAAGTGATCATGGAATTTGAAATTGATGGCAAAAAATATCGCAGTGGTAAATTGAACGCTTTTCAGCAACAAGATTTAGCGGTGGCTTTGGCTCCGGCTATTCCGGCACTTGGACCGCTGATGAAAAAGATTGTGACAGCTAAAAGTGATGATGGAGTGACGGGCTTTGAAGAAGTGCTCCCTTATTTGGTGGAATCCATCAATGCATTAGGAAAATCCAACCGACATGAAATTAATGATATTTGCTTATCAGTGGTTTCTCGTGAACAGAATGGTATCTGGAACCGGATTTATGAACCTGATGGACAGGTATTGATGTTCGATGACATCAACGGCTTCGAACTGTTGAAAATTGTCGGATTTATTATTCGAGACGCATTGGGAAATTTTTTTCCCGCCCCATTAGAGAGTGCAGTGTAATCTCAGGACAAGCCAATTTAAATTTTGAAACCCTCCCGAAAGGGCGTGATTATCTGTTACGCCCGGTCATTGCGGGCATGTGCCGTTATGAATCATTGAAAAACAGCGTTCTTGATCTAGCTGATATTGCATTGATGAATGATGCCCTTGATGTTAAATCGGAAAATGAGGCCATGATAGAGAGGTGGCGAAATGAGCAATGACGTTGAAACAACTAAAGATTTCCTGATATCGCTGAGGTTTGATGTTGATGAAGTGGAACAGCGTAAATTTATGGCTGTTATCACCGAAGTCACGTCTGGCATTCTCAAAATGAGGGCGGAAATTGAAAACGCAACATCAGTTGTGGCCAGTTTTATCACCCAAATAGCTGACGGATTGGATAAGTTATACGGTAAGTTGCAAGAAACAGACGCAGTGGTTGAAAAAATTAAATCTATCAATGAGGAAAGCGTCCGTCGAGCGGTGGGAGGTGTAGAGAGATTTCTGCCGAGCATTAATGCTCAATCCCATGATACAAATGGTCGCCATTTTAATACTGCCTCCTTGGTCGCATCAATGAATGAGCAGTTATTAAAAGCAACAACGGATTGTGCTAATCAAAATACCAGCATACTTGATAGTGATGACATATTTAATGCCATTGAGGAATTAGTTAAATGGTTAGATAAAGGAGAAATTTCTGCGAAAGGTTTATTGGCGACATTGAATGAATTATGGAAATTTACAGGAAGAAAAATTGTTCTGGGTGTATTATTTGATTTTAATAGTCGGTTAAATGCATTACAGGAAGAAGCAAAGAAAAATCACGAAACAGTGGCTGAAACGTTGTCACGGCGGAAAAGAGAGTATGATAAAAATAAAAAACCACTTATAACATATGATCAACTCGATAATTGGATGTCAACACATGGGATTTATCTTGCTTCTGACTTGACTCCATTTTTCAGTAAAGATAAATATGAAAAATACCAAGAACAAATTGATGGTAAGAAAACGATAATCCACAAACAATACAGCCAAAAAGTTGCTGATATTTCCAGTAAAGTATCAGAACGATCAAGTAAAACGAAAAAGAAGCGCAAGACTAAGCGATTAAATAAAGATCATCTTAAGGCTGGTATTGTTGAACATCACGATGCGCCTAAGGAATTAAATACTCCAGTTAATCAACCAACGAATATTTTTAATAGTGAGCTTACAGCAGCAAAGCTAAAAAAATTAAAATCTTCGCGAGGAGTACGGAATAACAATCCATTAAATATGAACTTTGTACATCAGACCGGGGCGGTGCTTGAAGATAACCCAAAGCCCAGATTTGCTCAGTATCCAGATGCTTATAGTGGATTAAGAGCTACTGCTCATCAGTTGACGCGTTATTTTCGTGGTAAAACCACAGGAAAAAAGCTACAGACTATTGCAAGTATTGTCCCGACATGGGCACCAAAGAAAGATCATAATAAAACCAAACAGTACATTGCCAATGTGTCTAAAATGATGGGAGTTTCTAAGGATACATTCCTTGATCTCACTGATCCTGATGTGATGCAACGGCTGATTGATAGCATGATGATAGAGGAAAGTGGTGGTAATCCCTATTCACCAGAATTTATCAGGAAGGCGATTATGGCAGAGCTACAGCCAGCGAATAAAGCGCCAAAGCAGGCTGGACATTTAAATCATGTAGCTCACTCTTTGCAGAATATTTCCATTGATCACCGAATGATCAACGGCGCGGTAACCAATATCAACGGTATGATGAATCATCAGGGATTGACTCCCTTTTTATTACATCGTGCGCCAATATTTGCCGGCAATAATATACCGGGAATAGGAGAGGTCAATTATCATATTGAAGTCAACGGTGTTGAATCCCCCAGAGAAGCGGCAAGATTGACCGGAGAAACGGTAGAACGTACTCACAGTATGCTGCTTCGAAATATGCAAACACAGGTGAAATAACAATGGATATATTATCAGTCATGTTTTCTCAGCAAAAGAGAAAAATAGGTGTTATTGTACCGAGTGTCGTTATTTCAGAAACCCATACCGATGTATCGAATATCACCGATCATCCGGTCCAGCAGGGGGTGACATTCAGTGATCATGCTTATGACAGCCCATCGGAAGTAAGAATGGATTTAGGTTTTGCCGGTGGAGGTTCGCTGCTTGATATTATTGATACGACAAAAGTATTTGATATTTCTACCGGGCTGAGCCTTGGAACCAGTCCGCGTGATATATATCAACAGTTACTTGACCTGAGGGCATCACATAAACCGTTTGATGTCGTAACGGGAAAGCGCTTATATAAAAATATGTTGATTAAAGATATCAGTGTCACAACAGATAGAACCAGTGAAAATGTTTTATCGGTGGCTTTAAACCTGCGTGAAATTGTTATTGTTGAAACATCACCGAATAAGGCCGCGCCGGCCGAAAATATGAAAAATCCTGAAGATACAGCACCTGTCATTAATATGGGAGCTAAAGTCACGGTGAAGCCATCAATGCCAAAAATTATTCTTGATTTTATTATAGAGCGAGGTAAGAAATGGCTAGGGTTGTAGAAATTCCTTTATCACCTCAAAATCAGCAATTCGATATTCAGCTCAATGGCATTAACTATAAAATGAGATTAATGTGGCGTGATATCGCGGGTTGGATTTTGGATATTATGACGCCGGACAGTGAATTTATCGTTACAGGTTTGCCGTTGGTTTTTGGGATTGACTTACTGGAACAATATCGCCATCTTGGTTTTAACGGCTCATTAATTTTTTATGGTGATATAAATCAGGAGAAACCTTTCAGGAATAATCTTGGTAAAGAGGACAGGTTATACTTTGTAATAAGTTAACTTGATGAGAGTAAGGGAAAATATTTTTAATAATTTATTACATACACTGCTTAATTGCGGTTCTTTTATTTCTATTAATTAGGTGAACTATGTCAAAACAATGGATAAGAGAATGCCACCTTATCGTTGTAGACAAAGATGGCGAAAAGGTCAATTTATCAGATCTGAAAATTACATTTAACATTAGCAGAACGGAATCTTCCAATCCTGCTACCGGTATTTTTACTCTATATAACCTCAATAACGAAACCAGTAATAAATTACGTAAAAATGAATTTAAAAAGATTAAATTTGTGGCGGGTTACAAGGAGAACTCAGGACAAATATTCTCAGGCCAAATTCAGTACACGTATGTAAAAAGGGACAACGCAACGGATACTTGTGTTGTGATTCATGCAGCAGACGGGGATGAAGCCCACAATTACGCGACCGTGAATACCACCATTGCGGCTGGATATTCGCAAGCAGATTTAGATCATTTGCTCATGCGTGATATTGCTAAATATGGCATTTCGGCCGGTCTACGCCCTGAATTCAGTAAATCAGCATCCCCTAGGGGAAAAGTACTTTTTGGCATGCACCGCAATGAAGTTTCTAATTTGGCAAAACAATGTGATGCTAATTGGCGCTATGAGGATAACAAACTACATATTGTACCTAAAAATAAATACTTAACTGAAGCCATTGTCCTGACTTCAAAGACAGGTCTTATTGGTATGCCTGAACAAACTATTGGTTCAGGTATTAACGTTACATGCTTAATTAACCCGAATATCCGCCCCGGGACATTAATCCGACTGGATAACCGTTCAATCAAACCGGTTGATCCGGCGACTAAACAAGCTGCTCAATCTGGTGATCATAAGAAGGATGCAAAAACCCAACTGGCAATGTTGGATGCAGATGGTGATTACATTGTCTTCAATGTGGACTATTCCGGTGATACCCGCGAAACAGAGTGGTACATGACAATAATGTGTATCGCCAAGAGCGATCACACTTTGCTGAATCAATCAACTCACCATAAGGATAAGGCAGAGAGCGAATGATAAATACTGACGAACGACTCAATAGGCCCGAAGCGGTCTTTTTTGCTATGCAAGAAGTCATTAGCGCCGGATTGTATGTCTCCTTGCCTTGCATTATTCAATCATTTAATGCTGATGCAGTAACCATCACCGCGCAACCGGCCATCAGATGGAAAATCAGACAAAAAGATGGGGAACTGGAATCGGTATCCTTGCCACTATTAGTGGATGTACCGGTTATATTCCCAAGGGGAGGTGGCGTGACGTTAACCTTTCCGATAAGAGCCGGTGATGAATGTTTAGTCGTATTTGCTGATCGTTGCATCGATTATTGGTGGCAATCTGGCGGTGTACAAGAGCCGGTAGATCCCAGGCAGCATAACCTGTCCGATGGATTTGCGCTTATTGGCCCACAATCTCAGCAACAAAAAATATCGAACATCAGCACTCACACCGCGCAACTGAGAAGTGATGATGGTGCGGCGTATATCGAACTCGATCCCAACAGCCATAACGTCACGATTATCACACCGGCAAAACTTACCGCTACAGCTAATGGCGGTACTGAAATCACTTCACCTGACATCATCCTAAACGGCAACGTCACCATTAACGGCAACTTATCACAGGGCATGGGCGCGGGTGGTGGCACCGCAACCCTGCAAGGTCCTGTCACGGTGAGTCATGATGTGACAGCGGAAGGGATTAGCCTTAAAAACCATGTACATAGTGGTGTGCAGTCAGGTAGCGGTAAGACGGGGAAACCTCAATGAGATACCGAAGAGAAATTGACAACGACTATGTATTTGGTCGTGGAGAGGCGGGTTTTCTTATCAACTCACCGGAAGCGGTCGCACAGGCAGTGAAAACTCGCCTGATGTTGCGCAGTGGCGAATGGTTTCTTGATAACCGAGAGGGGACAGATTACGACGACGTGTTGGGTAAAGGCACATCGGGTTTTTATGACCTGATTATTAGACAGCGAATACTGCAAACGCCGGGTGTAGAGAGCATTACCCAATACCGTAGTGAAAGAAACCCTGAAACAAGAAAAATCACCATTACCGCCACGATAGACACGATTTATGGACAGACAGGAGTAATTGCTGATGTATGAAAGTATTATCAACACCATGTTACCTGCTATTGATAAAAACGGGATCAATGCTCCTGATTATCAAACCATCTTGAATAGCTGGAAGACAATATTCAGGGATATTTATGGGGACGATATTTACATCGAATCTGACAGTAAAGACGGTGTTTTTTTATCGCTGATAGCCTACGTTATTCACGGTTGTAACAACGCAACCATTGCCTCCTATAACTCATTTAGCCCGGCAACCGCGGTGGGCGAAGGGCTTTCCCGTAATGTCAAGATCAACGGCATCACCAGAAAAAGCTCCAGTAACTCAACGGTGGATGTTTTGGTCACTGGTCGAGCGGGCACGGTTATCCGCAACGCTTCCGTCCGGGATGATGCGGGAAACGCTTGGTCACTACCGGATGAAGTGATTATAGATACACACGGGCAGGCTATTGTGACCGCGATTTGTCAAAAAGCGGGCGCGATCGGCGCATTGCCCCACACGGTTAATCAAATTGCTACGCCAACATTGGGTTGGCAAACCGTGACAAACCCGGTTGCGGCGACACTTGGTCGGGGAATTGAAACCGATGTAGAACTGCGAATACGGCAAGCGGTTTCCGTTGCGCTGCCTTCGAGAACCATTATGGATGGCCTGATGGGGGCCATTGCCAACCTGCATGGAGTTTCACGTTACCGGGGATATGACAACGACTCAGACAAAACGGATGAGAATGGCATACCTGCTCACAGCATTGCACTTGTCATTGATGGTGGAGACTCGAAAGAGATTGCCCGGACCATCTTGGTGAAAAAAACGCCGGGCATACCGACATTTGGCACCACCTCTGAAACGATTACTGATGATTATGGTAATAAAAAAACGATTAACTTCTATCGTCCTACACTGGTGCCAATTTACGTTGAAATACACATTAAACCCTTTATTGGATATACATCAGATATTGGCAATAATATTCGTAATGAAATATCTAACTATATAAAATCGCTTTATATTGGTGATGGAGTCTATGTTACTCGTTTATTTGTGCCGGCAAACTTATGCAATAAAAACGGTGGACAGACATATGAAGTATTATCTGTGATAGTGGGTAAATCAGCATCGACAACCGGAACGGCGAACATTGACATCGCATTTAATCAAGCGCCGACGTGCTCACCTGAAAATATTAAAATAGTAACGGTGCTCGAATGAACAAATATATGAAGCTAATTCCTGCATATCACATGGAGGGTAAAAAATATGTCAGGACGCTGGAAGCTGTGACTGATATTTTCAACCAGAATGCGCTGACCACAGATTTACTGATTAGCAGTTTTGACCTTGATAAAGCGGTGGGCAAACAGCTTGATATTATTGGAGAATGGGTAGGAAGAAATCGAATGATCCAAACTCCAATTGAATCCTATTACTTCTCCTTTGATATTACTGACTTGGGATTTGATAGTGGACAATGGAAAGGGCGGTTTGACAGTGATAAAAGTTATATCAAACTGGATGATGATAATTATCGGGTTGTCATTAAAGCGAAAATAGGCGCGAATAACTGGGATGGAACGGCTGGGTCATTTAATAACATCCTGAGTTTTATTCATTCAAATAATGGCCTATCGGTATCTTTTGAAGATAACTTGGATATGTCATTCACAGTAACGATTAAAGGAAAATCAATCAGTACAATTACTAAAGAAATCATCCATCAGGGTTATCTCTCGCTTAAACCTATGGGGATAACGGTTAATTACCATATAGTGGAGGGTTAGAAATGGCTAAAAATGATTTTAAAGCATTTGCCATTGGTGAAAACGCGAATACTTTATCACAACAAGAATATGAAAGTTCAGATTTTATTGAGGAGGGTTTTAAATCAGGAATAGCAAGGAGTGAGCGCTTAAATAAAGTTTGGCGCCAATCTTCGGTTATAGCCGCGGTGATAGGGAAATATATTGCGGAAAAAACCGGGGAAGACGTTATGGATGATGGTGACCTGGAGAAACTCGTAGCGCAATTGGATTTAGCATTAAAACATAAAATTACTACGGAAATCCCTGCTGCTTCACTGACGCAGAAAGGCATATCGCAACTCAACAGCGCGACAAATTCTGACAGAGAAGATCAAGCGGCGACGCCGAAAGCAGTTCACGATATTAGAAAAATCGCTGAGAGCAAATTGAGTGGTGTTTCTGATGCCTCATTGACTCAGAAGGGGATTGTACAACTGAGTAGTGCAACAAATAGCACAAATGAAACCTTAGCGGCGACGCCAAAGGCAATTAAGGAAGCATACGATTTTGCAAATACAGCAAACGTAGCAGCCAAAAATGCTCATGATGAAGCAAACAGGGCTACAGATAATGCTAATAGCAGATTGGCAAAAAACCAGAATGGCGCAGATATCCCTAATAAAAGTGAGTTTATAAAAAACCTTGGTTTAACAGAAACCGTGGAATTGGCAAAAAGTGCCGTGCCGAACAGTCGGAAAATTAATGGCAAGGCGTTGAGTGGGGATGTCAGTTTGAATGCCGGGGATGTGGGGGCTTTTCCGGGAGTACTCTTTGGTGTAACTGATAATGGCCGATTTTCGGACGCGTCCAAAAATGGTATCTATATTGTATATATTGCTAATCCTAATTCTGTAACTGATTTACCCGCTTATAACAACGTGAAAATCTACTCGTATGGATTTCTTGTTGTATTTAAAAATAATGATCAGCAAATTCATCAAACATATTATTCCCATCAAGGCGATATTGCGACGCGACAAACATGGGGTGGACCGGGGCAATATCTACCCTGGACTATTCAATATAGTACGAAAAATAAGCCTACTGCTGAGGATGTGGGGGCTTTATCAGGTAAACAATATATTAGTAGTCTGACGGTACAAACATCAGCTTGGGTAAAAATTGCTGAAGTAACAATGAAAGTGATGAGCACTATCAATATTAATATCGCTGGTGGTTCCGGGTATAACGTTGGGAATTTTGAGCAATGTGCTATCACTAATATAGTTTTAAGAACAGGGAATGGATACCCGAATGGAATCAATGCGGTGATGTATACAGTTAATACTAATGCACCTACTGACTTAGCAACTGTTAATACATCTGGTGATAACTATGATATTTACATATTCATTGGTCCTTTTGCTCAAAACATAATTTTAAATGCTTTTGTGTCAGATAATGCAACTGTTAATCAATTAATTAAGATGGCAAAGTTATCAGAAGTCCCTAATGGGGCAGTTAAAGGGAGAGTCTACTCTTATTTATTATCTGGAAGAGAAAGCGAAATTTATCCAGTTGGTGCTCCAATTCCATGGCCGTTACCGAATGTGCCTGCTGGTTATCTCGCATGCAACGGTCAATCATTTAATAAATCGCTATATCCGAAGTTAGCCGCCGCTTATCCATCAGGTGTGCTTCCTGATTTGCGCGGTGAATTTATCCGTGGTTGGGATGATGGGCGGGGTGTGGACAGTGGGCGTGGGATTCTGTCATGGCAACATTATGATATCCATAGCCATACACATGGTGGTGTTTTTACTGGAGCCCTTGAGCGAGAATCACATGGTAGAGGTGGATGGGGGGCTGTGGATACTAATGGAACGACAGAAGCAACAGGTGGAACAGAAACCCGCCCCCGTAATATTGCATTTAACTATATAGTGAGAGCAGCATAATGACAGAGCAAAAATATTCTTTAGAACCGGAAAAGGCAATCTTAGGTAAAGATGGATTAGCAGAAAAAGCAGGCTGGCTGACAATCTACCATGCAGCACCTCATTCAAGAGAGTTTATCGGCGCAACACCAGAATACCTGATGGTGGGGATAGGAATACCGGCAAGTTCCTATACAGATGCTCCGACACTTCCTGAATCCGATTCTCTGGCTGTCAGGCGCACAGCAGACGGAAATCACTGGGAAATTGCACCCGATTTCCGAGGGAAAACAGCTTACAACACACAAACTCGCTTACCACAAGAAATTACTGATCTGGGTGAATTACCCGAGATCCTGACATTCAAGCAGCCTACGACTCATTTTGATCGATGGGATGGCTCAAAGTGGGTGACTGACAAAGCAGCAATAAAGGATAGTGAGATTGAGCAGGCAGAACAACTGCGCGACACACTGTACATACAAGTTAATGAAACCATTACGTTGCTTCAATATGCCGTTGATACTGAATTAGCTTCGGAAGAAGAACAGGCTCTGTTACTTGAATGGAAAAAATATCTGGTATTGCTGAACCGTGTTGACACTTCATTGGTTCCTGATATTAAATGGCCTGAGATGCCAGAATGACAACAATAAGGGCTGCTTATGCAGCCCGATAACAATCGAAGGCAGAAATCTTACATGTCATTTGAATTGATAAAATTTCGGTGACGTATTTTTTATCAAAATATGAGGTTTATTTTAGATAGTTATTCTTATCTAGCTACACCATCAAAATCAGCTCACAATTTCACTTTACCACCGATTTTCACAGCACGCCGTCCCTTTAGTCATTAATTAACATGTTGATATTGTCAGTTTGCTAATTCTGAATATTTATGTGATATTTATTTAAGTTTTTATCTATATCATCTAGAATAACCCCCAAAATAACAACAAGGGCCGTTTTGACCTATCATTACTTCGGTACTTCCGGTCATTTAACATCAGGAACTTGTAAAGTGTCTACTCGACTCAGTAACGCTCTATATTTCTTCCACTTTAGCAAAGTTGCTTCTTCATCCGTCGTTGCAACTTCTAAATCAACCGAGTTTTATAACAATGAGAGTGTCTCATTTGTTTGTCGTAACTTTGCTCTAAATTCCTTCCTTCGCATCAGATAAAAATTTATTTACAATTCAGTTTGTTAGGTGTTATTATTGAGTTTTGGATAATTAGATTGGTGCCGTTCGAAACAACTCATAAATACAATTCATAACGTATTATAATATAATTATGTTAACTTAAATATTAAAGATGATATTATTTAAAGTTTAAAACTTAGGAGGTAGTTTAGCAATGAAAAAGATTATTGTTAACGGTGTTTCTAACCAAAAATTCATAAACGACTATGCTTATGATTTTGAGAAGATAATTAATCAAAAAATCAACTCTGACTTCATTCCGGATAGATTGTATCGTAAAGGTAAAGCTTGCTGGGTTTTTCAAACTTTAATTAATCTCAAATATTACTACGGTGATTATCTTGATATTACATTAACCAATCAAGTCCGTGCTGATGCAGTTAATATATTACACTACGATGATTTTAGCTTTAGAACTAGGCCGTGGGTAGGATACACTATTGTTTGTCAAGCTGATCGTCCTCCTGTTTATGGAGCTGATTGTATCGTTGTACAAAATCCACTACAAACAGGACCTAGAAAAATCTTTTTACCACACTGGCCACAACCGAATTTAAAATGCAGATCTAAAGATAGCAATGAAATAAAAACTATTGGTTTTTTTGGACACGTTGATGCTTTACCTGATTTTTTTACAGATAAAAATCTTATAAGCGAGTTAAACAAAAGAGGTATAGCACTTAGAATATCAACAGATGACTGGACTAATTATAGTGACATCGATATAGCTATAAGTTTTAGGAAAGAATGTGGTTCTGACCTTATGAGAAAACCAGCTAGCAAACTTATCAATGCGTGGAGTGCTGGTTGCCCTTTAATTTGTGATAATGAACCTTCTATGAGGGCTATACGAACAAGTGAATTAGATTATTTAATTGCCAAGACACCAGAACAATTTATAGAGGCGGTGGATCAACTACGAAATCGACCAGATTTGTATACATCAATGGTATCTAATGGGAAAAAAAGATTTGAACAATATGGTAGAGAGTCCACAGCAAAAAAATGGTTTTCTTTAATAGAAAAAATCCACAATATGAATGATACTCAAAGAGTAAAAACATTTTTCCGTTTCATTGCGTTTGCTCTTTATAAAGCAGGGTTTCACTAAATCTTGCTAGTTTCGTAATGGTTTCCTCCCTGTTTTAAAATGACAAAGAGGAATTAAACCATCAATTTAACTCATGTAGAACGATACCAACCCATTAACATTACATAGGCGTTAGCTACATTTATCACTGAACCACTACCTGTGTTTCCTGTTGTCCCACTTACTAAGTGGCTATGGACACCAATCTCTACAATGTGGTTATGATTGCCTGCTGAGTTAGTATCTGGATTTTGGAAAGTATAACTCCCGCCTGAGGTTGTAGATACTTTTGGACGTATATCTCCGGGCCTTCCCATACCATTTACAGTATGGTAATGGTTTCCTGCTGTGTTTGTTGTCTTTGTCCCATAATCAAATGAACTAGTTGTTGCACTAAATGAATGGTTATGTACAGGTAACTGCGTTGCTGAGAGCGTAACACTATCAGAACCGCCAGAACTCAGTACGTTTGAGCCACTCGTACTAGCTAAACGAATTGTTTTATTTTCACCAATATATTTCCATGTAGTACCTGGAAACAGTGTATTTGGGTTTTTATTTTGTGCAAACCAAACTACGATTCCGACAGGATAAATGGTGTTGATATTAGCTGCACTTTTTGCCAATTCCACGGTTTCCGTCAAACCAAGGCTTTCTGTAGTTCATTAACTGACGGCAATCTTTGTCAAAGCAGCTTTTAAAGGCATTCAATGGGACTCAATATGGTAAAAATTGGGCAGATCTGAGTGTCAATAAATAACCAAAATAATGATTGGGAAAGAAACATATTAACCGCGATGGAATTACGAACAATAATTGGGTGGAAAACATACAGAAAAATTAGCATCACTTTGCGTTTTAACGCAAGTTCATTTGAGATAAATAAATTTACTTTGTGTGTATGCGTGCATATGCTTATGTCAGGTTGAGAGGATATGAAATCAACCAACCTGATAAAAGAGCTGATTGCTGTTGGACGCGAACTTAGAAGGAGTTACCAATAACCGGAAAGACATACTCGGTTCCGCATCCCAAAAAAGATCTGCCTATCGGTATTGTCAAATCTATAAAGAAAATGGCGAGAGTTTAATCCCCGACGACTTTGGAGGTCATCATGTTTTTTTCAGTAGGTGTTGAGTTGCCGAAAAATGAAAATACAGCGCATGGTTTGGTCATTCCTGCGCTGTGTGCCGAAGATTATGGCTGTTTTTCTGCCGCGGATAATAAAGAAGACATTGCGATAATGGCGCGTGAGGCTATCTTGTTAACAGTAGAAGATATGGTCGCGAATAATAGCGCAGTTGAACACATTCAGGATGCTGGCTATCTGGTTTATGCAAAAAACACAGAATATCAATACATTGATAACTGGTTTGTTATCAACGTTGATTTATCTGAGTTTTCCGGAAAGCAGAGGAATATTAATAATCGTGACAAAGAAAGTTTGGCACAATACGATATTGAATAACAAAAGATCTTTAAAAAATGAGCTAAATAAAAACACTATTTTGCAAATCATAGTTATACAACTCTTAATTGTGTCTATAATCATAAAAAATTATGGCCTGACTTTCTTCACCCATGAACGAACAAATACACGCAAAAACATCAAACGCAAAGTTGTTAAAATTTTATGTTTTCTTTTTGTATATCTAGCTAGTTTACTGTTGAATGAACTTCATTTCCTATCGATGAGTTGCGGGAATGCTCAGTGAGATTTATAACGATAAATATTTTCATTATATTTTTATTCTGTGTAATTTTTACGGTAATCAATGTAAACATTATAATTACATTGTGTAATTAACTTTACATAGTGAAAAATAAATTTACTACGTAATTCCTATTGGTGAAAAATATACTGATTTTTTATACGGGAAATTTTTTCGTTCTACTGTAAATCTAGATTCTGATAGTTTTTTTAATTTTTCGACAATTACCAACCTATAAGAAATCACATTCTTAACTGTGTAAAACTAAGGCTAATTAGATATAACGGCAAAAACTCAGCTTAAAAGCTATAAAAAGATTCTGGAAGTGTGATAGTACAGGACTGATTCTATTAGTGAGCGAGTAATAATGTTACTAGGTAGAGAACATTTTTCACAGTAAATCTTCACCTTAGTCATTAATTGATACAATTAATGGGAGGAAAGCAGTATAATACCCCATATCAATCATATTGATAATCAATTAAATGTCTTTAAATTTGACAATTAGGAGCAGGAATACTGATGTTGGTTCAATTCACACATGTACTTATATCAGAATATATATTTAGTATTGAAAGCTCTTTATTGAATAATTCTAAAGGATTCCTGTAGGTAACTAGCGGATTGTACTATTATGAATAATGATGTATTAGTTTCAATTATCATCCCGGCCTTTAATGTCGAAGATATTATAGAAAATGCTATTAATAGTGTTCTTAATCAGACATATAAAAACACTGAGATCATCATTGTCAACGATGGATCAACTGATGGCACAATGGATGTTCTTAACCGGCTGTCTGAACAATACTTCAATATTGAGGTATTTTCTCAAGAAAACAGAGGGATTTCCGCAGCAAGAAACGTTGGCTTAAGTAAAGCCAAAGGGGATTATGTCACTTTCCTAGATAGTGATGACTCTTTTGAGCCTTCGTTTATTGAATCGGTGTTGCGAAAAAATAGTGAGACAAAGAGTGATATTACTTTTTGTTTGTTCAAGAATGTTTATACAGGCAAAGAGATTTGTTCTAAAGATTATCGAGATTTAAATAATCTGGCATTTAATTTTTTGAATTTTGATTATTTTGGCATTTGCTGTATGTTAATTAAACGTGATTTTTTGCTAGGAAATAAGATTTGGTTTGATGAAAACCTAATTGTAGGAGAAGATATTTTATTTATTTTGTTATGTATCTGTAAAGCAAAATTTTCTTACATCCCAGAATATCTTTATAATTATACTTACCGAAATGACTCCATCATGAATAAGAAGTGGGGTGTAAAGAATTATATAGATGAAATCCAAGCTTGGGACAAGATTTATCAAGATATGGACACGCAATACCATAACGAAGATCGTGAAATCTTTATGAGGAAAGTTAAATCAAAAGCTTTAAGCCTAAAAGGCCAGCTAATGTGGAAAATGCTAGCATCTAAAAGATTTGATGAGCTTTCTTCTTTTTTATCCGATTTTTCTTATCAAAGACAAGATGCTGAATTTGTTCGGAAGAGAAATAAGTTTTTATTTAGGCTAAAAATAATTAATTCTAAAAATAAAATAATTTGGTTGTTGGCTAATTTATTACTGACTAAAAGAAAAGATAGAATTTAATTTTTAGATAGTCATGAAAACAATCTAAATGGCCTGCATAAACAGGCCATTTTAGGCTGTTAATAAGCTTTATACTTTTCCATTAACAAATTATCATCGTATAAAATTCATTTAGGAATTTTATCTTCTTTCACTGGTCAATTGTGTGCATTTTATAATGCACTTTCATTTGGTGAGAAAAATGCTGAAATATAACAATTACGTCTTCTATTGAAAAGTGCACAATTTGAATTACAGGGGCACAGGCTCGGTTATAGCTCATTAATTCACATTGATCCTTGATAAGTCAGTTTTCCAAAATATTCAATAGGAATAAATACAGTAAAATTTAGCCACACATATATTTAATAACTGTTTTGTTTACTTTATCCTGTTACTATGATCTATTAACGTTTGGCATGTTATGTGTATTTTCCTATACTGGGGGTTATGATGATACTTCTGCGTTATGTGGTTTCTTTTATATTGCAAGTAAAGGATTTAGGTTTAAATCGTAACTAAAATTTATCTTATTCACATAACGCAAAATACATAGTATAGTATTATTAGAAAATTCGGATGGATGAAGAAATTGAATCTCCGTTTTTCTTGTTTTTCGAGAGCTAAACTACGTTTTACTATTACATGATGCCCTATTGATAGATAAATATGAAACTTACAAAAAACCACCTAATCAAACTATTACCCGTTGTTGCACTTTTCATCTTTTGCCTTTTAGCCCATATGGCTTTAGGTTATCGCTTAAAAATAGCGTATGTATTCGTTATATTCTTTATTTTTCTTTTGCTAAACAAAGTCACTGTGGTTTACAGGCCCCTGCTTATTGTTCTCGGTATAGCAACTCTCGTTTATGCCCCTATCGGGCTTACATATGGCTCACCAAACTTCAACTCAATTCTTTCGTTATTCTATACAAACGAACAAGAAGCCAGTGAGTTTATCTCTTCTATTCCAGTTGAATATTATCTCTTTAGTACATTTATCCTGATCTTTTGTTTGTTCTCTCTGAAAGTAAACATTAATTTACATAGAAATATTAATATTGTTCTATTCTCTTTTACATTAATTACGGTAATACACCACCCTTTAAAGGCTTTTATACAGGGTAAGGAATTCAATATCCTTGATTCTGGACTTCCTGAAATTAGAGCAGTCAAAGATGTCACTATCAACTTTATAAGGGTGAAAAGTGAATATAAAAAAATGCAACAAATACTAAGTGAGAAAGATACGTGGGGAACGGTATCGGCAAAGCCCAAATATAGCACCTACATTGTTGTGATTGGAGAAAGTGTACGTAGAGATTTTATGAATGCGTATGGATTTCCGATACATAATACACCTTTTATGAGCACTACCAATGGGACGCTTTTTACAAATTATATCTCAGCAGGTCCATCAACCCAGATATCATTGGCAAATTCACTAGCAACGGTCAAAGATGGTAAAAATATTTTAAGCAATAATATTGTTACATTAGCAAAAAAAGCGGGCTTTTATACCTACTGGATATCAAATCAAGGTTCTATAGGAATATTTGATACTCCGGTTGCCAGCATGGGAGCAAGGGCTGATGCTCCATTATTTATCAAAAAAGGTGAATATAGTTCTGGTCTTAACAGAAATATGCCTGACACAGATATAATACCCATTGTGAAAAAAGCCTTAGAAGATGAGAAAGAAAAAAAGCTAATTGTTATCTATTTAATGGGTTCTCACTCCGCCCCTTGTACCAGAACAAATTATGAATACAAGGTGTTTTTTAAGTCAGAGCAGGTTTCTTGCTATATACAGAGTATTGAAAACACTGATGACTTGCTATCAATAATTACTAATGAAGCACAGAAAAATGAGAAGAATTGGTCCTTGATGTATTTTGCTGATCATGGCGTTTCTTTCTTTGAGAAAGATAGTAAAAAGATGAGGCTTGCTCATAATGATAAATATAAGCAGAATTATCAGGTCCCTATGTTTATTACATCTTACGATGATACGTCACGTAATATTCTTAACGCTCAACGCAATTCAATGAATTTCTTAACGCTATTTTCAGAGTGGACAGGTATTAAAGAGTCGACAATACCTGAGAATTGTAAAATGTTGTCTAATGAAATATGTGAAAATCAAGATGATGTTCTGAACTTTAGTAATAAAGTCATGAAATATAGCTCATTACCGGAAGATAAAATTCCTGAATGAAGTTTTATATTGTGAACTATTTAATGGATAAAAAATTTAGATGAAAACATTACTATCACTGGTTGGATGGGAAGAAGCTAGCATTGACGATTATCGTGAATGTTACCATATGTACGGTGGAGGGCTGGCAACACATCCGATTGTTTTAGATTTCATTCACATGCGCTTTAAATGTGATGAAAAGTACTATGTACAGAGGGATTCTAACAGGTTATTGACTGCTGCTATATGCGTATGGGGAGGAAAGTTTCTTGCAAATGATCCTTGTACTCCATTATCGAAGTATATCCGTATAGCTATTCCTAATGACGAATTAATCATCCCCGCATCACTGGAAGCTAAATTTATATTGCCTATTAAATCAAAATTTATATCTCCTTTAAACAGGAAAAATTTAATTAATTCAACATATATATTTAATGCCAATAGAAGAGTGTGCATTGCTAAAGAATTAGGTAACGGTGGAATATCTATAAAATCCCAGAAAAAATATAAAGACCGATTGAAGCGATTTCTAAAAATTGGAGGAAAAGTCGTAGACTGTGAATCTTTTAGCCCAAGAGAAATAGCAGATATTTATTTTTCTCTTACTGAGAAAAGATGGGGGTCTTGTTGTGTAGATAGGGAACTAACGCAAGAATTATTTGAACTAATCCAACCTCTTATATGGGGTAATATATTATTTTACAATGATGAAGCTTGTGCATTCCATTTTATTACAAAGACATTTACTTCTGAACACACTATCTTCGAGTTTATCCAAGCAGGAATGGATACTTCAAATGAATTGCAAAAACACTCTATTGGCTCTTTACTAATTTGGAGCAATATAGAAAGAGCTCATTCTCAATATGAAAATGCTAGATATTCCTTCGGCTGTCCATCCAGAGAATACAAACTCAGATGGTGTAGCCTACAACCAATTGGCAGAATATTGAGTCTGTAAAATTGAAAATACTTTCAACCGATAAACCTTGGTTTAACAGAAACCGTGGCATTGGCAAAAAGTGCTTACCCAAAATCCGGTGGTGTTTTGGGTGGGTACTTGGATGCAACAGGGTCTATTTCCGGCAGAGGTGTGTATGAATACCCAAGTATTCGTGTTTATAGTGCTGTAAACAAACCGTCACCGGGCGAGCTAGGCGCATATACCACAGGTGAATGTGATGGGCGATATGGCAGCAAAAATATGGCCTTAAAGTCTACAAATGGTTGGTGGAAATGTGGCGATACTGGAGTGATTTATCAGTGGGGAGTAACTCGAGTTCTAGAGCCTCTAGAGATTATCACAGTTCAGCTACCAGTTAGGTTCTCTAATGCATGTGTGAATGTAATGTTAACAGTGAATCGACTAGGAGCCAGTGGTGGTATAGCTAATGGTTACGCCGCTGTTCTAAGTCCATCTTCATTCAAATTGACTAATGACTATGCTAATACTGGTATTAGTGTAGGTTATTATTGGTTAGCAGTGGGGTATTAATTATGTATTATTACAGTGCAACAACTAACGCATTTTATCCAGCCGAATGGAAACAAGACTATATCAATGCAGGTTCATTTCCAAATGATGCAGTGGAAGTTAATGAGGCTATTTTCATTGAGTTTGCTGGCAGTATTCCACCAGAGGGTAAATACCGAATAGCGGGTAAAAATGGTTTACCAGAATGGGCAGATATTCCTCCCCCCACAAAAGAAGAATTACAGCAACAGGCTAAATTTCAAAAACAGCAATTAATAGCTGAAGCAACAAACCAAATCGCACCATTACAAGATGCTATTGATCTAAATATGGCAAATGATGAGGAAAAAGCACAATTAGTAGCTTGGAAAAAATACCAAATATCACTAAGTCGTATTGATGTCACATTAGCACCGGACATTAACTGGCCTAAAAAACCATACTGATATGTATTTTTGTTATCGGGCTGCATAAGCAGCCCTTATTGTTGTCATTCTGGCATCTCAGGCCATTTAATATCAGGGACCAATGAAGTATCAACACGGTTCAGCAATACCAGATATTTTTTCCATTCAAGTAACAGCGTCTTTTCTTCTTCCGAAGCCAATCCAGTATCAACAGCATATTGGAGCAACGTAATGGTTTCATTAGCTTGTGTACACAGTGTGCCGCGTAGTTGTTCTGCCTGCTCAATTTCACTGTCCTTTATTGCTGCTTTGTCAGTCACCCACTTTGAGCCATCCCATTTATCAAAATGAGTGGTAGGTTGTTCGAATGTCAGGGTTTTGGGTAGTTCACCCAGATCAGTAATTTCTTGCGGTAAGCGAGTTTGTGTGTTGTAAGCTGTTTTTCCACGGTAATCGGGTACAATTTCCCAGTGATTTCCGTCTGCCGTGCGCCTGACAGCCATAAAATCGGATTCAGGAAGTGTCGGGGTATCTGTATAGGAGCTCGCCGGTATGCCTACTCCCTTCATTAGATATTCTGGTGTCGTGCCGATAAATTCCCTTGAATTAGGCGCTGCATGGTAGATTGTCAGCCAGCCCGCTTTTTCTGCTAATCCATCTTTACCTAATGTGGCAATCTCATATTCTAAAGAGTATTTTTGTGTATTCATTATGCTGCTCTCACTATGTAGTTAAATGCAATGTTGCGAGGTCTGTTCTCTGAAGCAACAGGGACAACTCGTGAAGCATCAAAGAGAACTTGTTTTTGCCAGACATCTGTATATTCATTTCCTGGAGCCTTTTCACCTGAAAGAGAAAAACATCCTCCATAACTATTATTTCCACGTAAAATTGTACCTGGGGTATAACCAGTAATATTACGAATTGCATCCCCCTGATGAGTTAAAACCCCACGACCACGATCCACACCGCGCCCATCATCCCAGCCACGAATAAATTCACCGCGCAAATCAGGCAGCACACCTGATGGATAAGCTATAGCTAATTGTGGATATAGTGATTTATTAAATGATTGACCGTTGCATGCGAGATAACCAGCAGGCACATTTGGTAACGGCCATGGGATGGGTGAGCCGACAGATATGTTGATATCATCAAGTGTTGCTAACGTGCCGGATTTTTCTGGTGTTGCTAAAGTATATTTGCGATTGCTGTTTTCATCATTAGCGTATATCGTCAAACGATTGCCAGCTGTTCCTTCAATACCGATAAAATGCTTGTTTGCTGCTCTGAATTCGATATTCGGCCAATTCGATCCATTGTTTATTCTTAAGGTGCCTGTTTGAGCGCTTAATGTACTCGAAATCGGTAAAGCCCCCACATCTCCGGCATTCAAACTGACATCCCCACTTAACGCTTTGCCATTAATTTTCCGGCTGTTCGGCACGGCACTTTTTGCCAATGCCACGGTTTCTGTTAAACCAAGGTTTTATAGAATTCATAAATTAACAATAAATCGTGTTGAAGCAGTGTGCTGGGGCATTAAATGGGGATTGAAAGGGTAAAAACTGGGTATATCTGTGTGTTAATAAATGACCAAAATGACGATTATGGGGAACAGAATTGCAAATGGTTTAATTGTGAACATCTATTGTACATAAAATAACCTAAAAATGGTCAAAGTAGAGCACATATATTGGCAAAATGCGTGCCTTTCCCAATCATGGTGGAAACAGATTGGCTATGATCTGTATCAGTCACTATCTTTTTCTGATTTGCGTATTCTGATTCTGGAGATTTGTTATAACGAAATCAACTGAGGGTTACCTGTAATCTTGTATGGGATTTGGTAACCATATCAAAACAGGTAACTCTCAATTTTAGATAAAGTTTCAACTAACACATCCAAATTTATTTAACGGAAAGCTCTATATTTACACTTCGATTTCTTACCCAAAAAGCTTGGCTGTTATAACAAATCTGGCCTCCGCAGATAGCATTTTCAACTATATCAGGACACCCTTTAATCAATGTATACCATTCAGGGCCAGATCCATCTGAATTTGCATGACCACGACCATGCCGAAATGTTAGTGTACAATTTTCTGTGTCGGTATTGGCAACATTAATATAACTAACACTCCAATCGACAGTTTTAGTTTCATTTGTACATCCATCTATCCAGTTATTATTATCCTGTAAATTTCCCAGATAGGTTTTACCTGCCTCTAAGCGTATTTTTTCATCTCCACTATCGTACATGCAATTAGATGATTGCGTAACAAGAGTAATACTCTTTGTCGCTGATGAGTTTTTAATTTGTAGTGCATATGTGGCTGATAAATTAGAAATTCTACTTTCTGAAACTTCTAATGTTGCCTCCTTATCGGTAATGTTTTCTTTTGTCTCAGCAGCTAAAGCTAATTGTGTTGACGAAGCTAGAATCACAATAGTTGTACCAATTAACGTTTTCAAAGTGATCATATTAATAAACTCCTTTGATGAAATTATTCGGAACCTCATTAGGTGATTTTTGTGAGTCAATTTTCACCCGTTAGATAGCTTCCATAAGATATTAATAACTCATCCCATTAAAATTATTTTATTTGTACTTAAGCAAGTGTTGTTGGACGTTATTGATATCGTAATTATAAGTATAATTCATATTTTTATCTGTTGAATTGTTTTTTTAAATGCACATCCTGATGAAATGTTTGTGAATGCATCTTTTACGGATGTGGTTTATTATGTAAATAATAACAAATTGGTTTTATCTAATTTCAAAATAATTCCATCAATTATAAAAACATCATCTGTATGTTTGTTGTATTAATATGATTATATACCCGTCATCTTTCAAGTTGCTTCTTTGTTGGCTGCACTCGCTCACCTTGGTCACATCGTTATCTATGCTCCCGGGGATTCGCTCCCTTGCCGTCGCCATGCATCTTGAAATCCATAGGGTATAGGTGATGTTTATCATATTAAACTTGAAAAAACTGAGACGTTTTAATTGAATTGATATTTGTCAGTAAAAATGAAAAAATCAGCAAACGCTCTGAAGAATCCGTCTTGAGTTTATTAGCCACGCTGAGTACGATAATCTTTTGGCTAGTGGTATACAATGCTGAAAATAAAGGGCTTCACCTGAGATATCAGGCAAATAGCCATAAATCGAAGCGAGTTATTTCTTATTTGATATTACGGAGAATGTCTTACGACATTCTCCGTCAGATTATTGACAAAGTGCTGGTTTTTTTATCCGGCGCTCTGTTTTAATTCAGCTCCGTTCACCAGACGGAGCTTGCCGCCATGTTAAGGTATTGGCGTAAACAGGGGAGTGAGACGAGTTAAATCTATTTCCTGTTTAACTTGTGCCAAGCTATACGCTTCCTGGAGTCTCAGCCACATTTCCGGCGTACTGCCGATCACGTTGGCTAAACGAACGGCCATTCCTGGCGTTACTGCCGCGCTACCTTCAACAACACGCCCAATAGTTGACGGTGAGACATCCAGTGCACGAGCAAGCGCTCTAAGACTAATATTTAAGTGCTCTATCTCGTCAGAGATATAGCGCCCCGGATGGGGTGGCATACGTTTAGTCATTAATGATAGTCCTCGTAGTTCAGTATATATACCCGTTATCTTTCAAGTTGCCTCTTTGTTGGCTGCACTCCCTCACCCCGGTCACATAGTTATCTATGCTCCCGGGGATTCGCTCCCTTGCCGTCGCGATGCATCTTGAAATCCATAGGGTATAGGTGATGTTTATCATATTAAACTTGAAAAAACTGAGACATTTTAATTGAATTGATATTTGTCAGTAAAAATGAAAAAATCAGCAAACGCTCTGAATAATCCGTCCTGAGCTTATTAGCTACGCTGAGTACGATAATCCTTTGGCTAATGGTATTCAATGCTGAAAATAAAGGGCCTTAACTTGAGATATCAGGCAAATAGCCTTAAGTCGAGACGAGTTATTTCTTATTTGATATTCTCCGTTGATTTTGCTAATGATAGCACTCGACAATGTATTAAATCATCTTGCCAAAATCTATCGAAATAAGGTTTTGATTTATTAATTCTGAGTTTGTGGGGATTCCCCTCAGCGTATTTGCGAGGTCGGTTTTTAACTTCGTCATTATTTAAAATTCAACTAATCCCATCGAACCTAATAAAGCGGCAATTACAGGAATTAAAAATACTAATGCTATTAACGTACATATAATTTTAATTATTGGGTTCTTGTATTTATACGCAGCATAGGAAGATATTAGCCCGATAGGGACAGTGAACCAACCGCATACGGGTTGCCTGTTCACTGTGTGCCTTTGATGTGATAGTAGTAAACTAAACTATTAGTACAATATTGCAAAGTGCTAATAGTACAATTTCTTTGTGTGATTTTGTTTTACTTATTTGATTTTTAATGAAATTATGGATATTGATGGAAGAAGGAGAAGAAAAACCACCCTAACCGGGTGGGTAATAGGTGATATATGTCTTTAGAAGACGAGCTTTGCAATACCAATTGCCAGACCAGTTATTCCTAACATTGTGGCGGCAATCCATTTGGTTTGAGTTGCAATAGATTGGTGAACCTCAATTCTCACAGATGCAATATCTTCCTTTGTTGCATAATTAGCTTTCATAATTGCGAGATCAGTCTTGATGAGGTTCAGATCATCTTCAAGTTTTTTTACTCTGATTTCAAGCATATCGTTGCTGCCTCCGTCACCACTATTGCCGCCTGTTTTAAATGGCAAATCACTTCTTATTGGAACCACGTTATCTCGTTTATTCATTGCTATCTTTCCCCATGATAGCAGGGTATTTCTGTTTTACCCACTCAAGAACTTGTGATGTATCTATCATCATTACATTCCCACATTTTTTACAAATAATTGAAATGTAATAATTGTCCGTATTTTTGTGGTATGTGCTTTCTGCTTTAAATACATTAACATATGGTCCTATATTCATACTACAAGATACAGAACCTGTCATCCCAACTTGGGGAACGGTAAAATGTACGTTATCACAAAGACTACAATGAGGGATAACTCCTTTTGAATCAAAATACTCACCCAATATTTCAGCGGTAATGAATTCAAAATTTTCATACATTGAAGACATTATTTCTCCTGCGATTAAATATAACATATTGATAATAAATAAATTTAAACGGGTTGTTCACCTTGGCTAATCTCGTCATCATCAATGTAACGCGTGTTTTTTATAATAGCCGATACATAATGGACCATTACTACATCATTCTTAGGAATTGTTATTGGTCGATGATCGCTATTTATACTTGAAAACCGATAATCGCCATTTCGTGTGATGTTCATGATTTTTATCATGTTATGTCCGTTACGTGTTCTAACAAAAACTTCATCACCAGGATACACTAGGGTATTCGGTTCAATAACAACAAATTCGCCGGACTGTATGCGTGGCCATATGCTGTCGCCTTTTACTTTTAATCCATATGCATCCCGATCGGAACTATAAATACGCAACCATCCGGAATAGAATTCAACCATGTCTACGGCACCGTCAATGCCAAGAATAGCTTCTCCTATTACTCTAACAAGTCCATCTTTTAGCTTTCCGGCATACTCTACTTTTCCTTGTTCATCTGTATTCTTTACTACTCCTAATTGAAGCCATACCAAATCAACTTGCAAATAATCAGCGATACCTTTCATTGCGGCTGGTTTGGGAAGTGATTCGGCGTTAAGCCATTTGCTTGCTGCTTTTGGTGTAACTCCTAAAGCTTTTGCAAGGACAACACCTCTCCCATGTTCATCTAAGCCGAATTTTTTACAGGCCAGTGCAAGCCTATCGGCGAACTCTTTTCGCACTTTTTCTGTTTGTACCAT